GGGTGTAGGCGGTAGATGTGTACCAGTCCCAAATGGAGTCTCGGATAGTCTTAGAACCTGCTTGAGCTCGGTCTTTAATCGGGTCGTCGATAATCAAAATATCGGCACCCTGACCCGTTATACCGCCACCCACACCGCAAGAACGATAGGCGCCGGCATGACCAACAATCTCGAAGAGGTCAGAGGTTCTTATATACGATCCTCGGGAGTCGGTACGCACTCTCGAATTGTTGAGCCGAGTATTCGGGAACAGCTCAAAGTATTTCTCATCATCTATTACGCGTTGAACATCTCTGTTGAAGCGCTGTGATAGGTCTGAAGAATACGATGTTGCGATGATTTGAAGTTCTGGATTTCTCCCAAGAGCAAAAGCCGGAAAGCGCCTAGAAACAAGCTCACTCTTCCCGGATCTCGGAGGCATCGTGATAATTAGCCGAGGAGACTTTTTATCTGCCACGTCCTGCAGAAACCTGTCCAGCTCATCACAAATTTCTTTGTGTACCCAGCCGAGCAGGTAGTCAGGTTTTGTGTGCAGTGTGAAAAAAGACAGGCCCTTACGGGCCTTAGCTAGTCTGATCTCCTGTATCGTTGGAAGCCGCATTCACAATACCCTCCAGCGCGTCTAACTGTTCCAAGGTGAGCTTGCTTAGATCCAGCTGGTTAACTTTATCGACCTTGACCGGTTCACCGTCTTTTCCAGTGATCTCCTTCCTGTCAGTCTCTTTCCACCCACATCGACTCTTCATGTAAAAAATGGTCGCAGCAGGATTGCCCTCTCGGATGAGAGCCATCAACTTGCCACCTACAAAGGCGTTGGCCTTAGCCTTTCCCTTTTTTATAGCGGTCGCAAAATTCGCAAAATCTTTTTTTCGATTCTGTAAGGTTCGATAACTGATCCCGAGCGCCAGAGCGATCTCTTCCTCGTTATCACAAACCTGAGCCAGTTGTTCAACCTTCTCCAGGTCAATCTGAATGCGTGGACGAGTCCGCTTCTTTTGAACTTTTTCTTCCATGCCTTCAACCTGCCTGTAGTTAACTGGTCACATCGATGATCTTCTGAATTAAATCCTCGGGTCCGAAACTCTTAACGAAATCCTGAACCTGCTCTTTGTATTCGATCGGAATTGAGAGCGTCAGATTAAAGCTGTCTGCCTCGGGCTCCTCTTTTTCCGGTTCTTCCTCAGAGGGTTCGGTAGTTCCACACAGCAAAGCGTTCAACTCTTCGTCGGAGAAACCAGTGACCGGCGCCAAGTCGGTATCCTGCAATTCCTGCAGCTCAATTCTCAAGAGATCAATATCCCAACCAGAATTAAGAGCAATTCGGTTATCTGCAAGGATGAAAGCCTTCTTCTGAGCCTCAGATAATCCGATTAATTCAATTGTCGGTATTACCTTCAACCCGAGCTTCTTAGCCGCCATCAAGCGTCCATGTCCGGCAATCACTCCGCCTTGTTCATCCACAAGGATAGGATTGTTGAACCCAAATTCCTTGATCGAACTGGCGATTTGATTCACTTGTTCCTCAGAATGCGTCCGGGCATTGTTTGCATACGGAATCAGGTCATTGATCGGCCTGTAGAAAATTTTGAGTTCAGATTCTTTCATAGCTTAAAAAAGGTGCGCCCGACATCTTTCAGCCGAGCGCGATCCCAACCAACCCCAAGGAGATAGATCGTTTTTAAACGGGACGATCAACCCGTCTTTCCGTAGAATCGTTCTTGCTAAGCAACAATTCTTTGGGGAAACTTATGCGACTTAACAGAGCCTATCAACGCGAAATTTTGTCCAGGCTTGCTGAAGACTATCCTGACATTGATGACAAAAATAAAGCCTGGTTTGAAAACGAATTCGAGCAAAACGGAAGAACCTATGCCTGCAATGTTTCGTATTTAATGGAGCATGGTCTATTAGGTTCCGGTGTCACCGTGCGGAATGATATTTCCGGCGCCCCTGCATCAATAAGCCTTAGCTTTCCTTCAATCACCGTAAAAGGGATAGATTTCATTGCTGAGGATGGCGGACTTAGTGCGATCCTGTCTGTTCAGACCGTAAAACTTCATGAAGAAACTATTCGAGATCTTTTATCCATTGCCGTGCAACAGTCTCAGGTTCCCGAAGAAGAAAAGAAACAATTCGAAGCTCTTGTTAAGGAACTTCCTGCTGAAGGGTTAAAACACCTCCTAACGAAACTAATCGACCTTGGACTTTCGAACGCTCCTCGGTTATCCGACTTAGTTGGAATAATCCAAAATATTGGTTCCTAAACAACCGTCGTGCCCCCGTAAAGAAAAACACGGCAAACACTCCGGGCAGGATTTCCACGGAAAACTCATCGCTGCTTATATTCGCTAATATCTTCCAACGGGTTCCTTTATCCGTGGTGTCGAAGTACATCACAGCCGGTTCAAGCGGCATGGAACTCAGAACAGTCATTTTATTTTCGTCAAAAATGAAATCCAGCGGAGTGAGCATCTTCCCGTTGGGAATCTAGGCGTGCTGGATGTTGTAAATGGCTCGGTGCTTAAGCCCACCGAGAGGCTGGCGGTTTGTCGATAATCATTGAGGTCAATGAAACCGCTGAGAATGTTGGCCGTCCGCCTGTTCTTTAATAATTCGATTATGGAGTACGGGAGGACAATCGAAGATTGAGCGAACGGCCGAAAAACAAAAAGCCCCGAAATCGGAGCTCTCATATTCGCCTGGCTTAACGCTCTGTGTCTCGTTCTCTTCGGACACACCGGTTCCTCCGCAAGGAACCTTCTCTGATTAAGCCAAAAAATCGGGCGGCTGATACACAGCTTGAAATTGTCTTGTAATCACTATACACCAAACAGCTCTGTAATCAATCTCGCCCCGTTTTTAATCCATTTTGATCAAGGCCGGCAATGCAATTTTTGCCAGCTCAATAACGTTTTCAATCGTCAACGGAACGCCTTTTTCTTTCGCGTATTTCTTTAGTTTCCCTATGAAATTATCGGTCCGAAGAGATTCAAGGAGAGAGTACCCTTCAAACGTCAAACTCGGTTCTCCCGTGTACGCAAAGCTAAAGAAGCCATCCGCGCTCTCTTTAATTTCGATGTTTTCAACATAGTTGGCGGAGCTTAAAAGCTTGATATGTCTCAGGACGATCACTTGAGCCGGATTTTGCCTCGACTCTAAGCGTTCTGAAAGCAACTGACCCTCTTTCCACTGGGAAATACTATCCGCATCCTCTAAAAATTCTTTAATCGTCTCAGCCTCAACGTGGGCGAGGATCGTTCTTATCAAGTTCCAATCAAGACGCATTTTTCCCTCTTTTATTTCCGATTTGTTCGAAGTACCGCAGTTTCAACGCAAAGAATAACAAAGCGTCGGTTGTCCAAGCGTCTAACTCCTTAGGCCTTATCCGCCAAATTTTTCTTCTGGCCCTGTCGAGAGAATGCACTGATGCGAAGGTGTACAACAGCACAATGAACTTCGCCGTCCTTACATTGAGGCCATGGGTTCCAATGGATAACACCTCCGTTTCGGGTGTTGCCATGTTTTGCCACGTGAAGTTAAGCAAATCGGCATCCTTCATGTCGACTTCGCGGGCCTTCATGCCGCTGTTGCCATCATCCTCTGTGTAGTCCTCTGAAAAATCAGTCTTGTTTCTTGTCAATGCGAGCGCTCTCTCTACCGCGTAGGCAATTGAGACATTTTTGACAACACGGTCACGGTATGCACGGCGCCAGTTGTCCAAACGAGGTCTGAGATCATCAATGAGTTTTTGTTCTGTTTCTGTCATCCAAGAGTCCTCAAGTAACTAAACGTGCAGTAGAGATAAATAATTCCGATGGCCGATAACCCAAAGAAATCCAACTTTTTCCTGAGCTTGTCGCGGTGCTCCAAAAAATCCGCAATCTTCTTAGCGACCCAAAGAAGGGCGAAGATTGCCATCACAGAATTGAGCCACCAGAAAACAAATGCTTCAACGTTAAAATGCCTGAACATTCCAACCCCCTCCCTCTTTCTTCGGTTTCGGCGTAACGACAAACAGCGGAATCGGGCACTCATCGGCACAGACTTTGCATTTCACCTTTGCATCTTCTTGGAAGATCCTCAAAGAACCCTTAACCTCATGCAGTTCTAGCGTTTTATCCGGACGCATGACCAAAAAATCAGGCGTGTATGAGCATCGGTTTGAGGCAATCTTCCACGTGAAGCGCTCGAACCAATATTTGAGGATTAACCCGGCGTTTTTCTGTTGTTCCAAGTAGTCCCGATAAGCGGCCTCGGTTCGGTTCATTTCTCCTACTTTTAACCTGCCTTTTGCTTGTAAAAACCTTTTCATTTATCCCTCCTGATGGATTTGTGTTGTTTAGTTGAATTGTTTGATGCCGTTTCCAGAACATTAGAGTTCCGTTGAGCGATGATCTGAGCGTGCGAAGGCCAACGTTCAAACTGCGAGAAGAAGTCTCTCCTGCGTTGAATTTGCTCGTCTCCTGCCTGCTCGAACACGGAGCATCGAGCAAACGAGACCGGATAGCACTCGATACCGGCGCCTTTCTTCGGATGGTGGCTGCGATGTACATGTCCCCAAAGGACTG